TGTCAATTAAGTCTAAAAAACACTTAAATTTTGTATTCGTACCAGTTATAAAGTTATCAAAAAAATTGATACCATTCATACTTGTTTCAGTCATTTTTGCAAGCCCAGACCCACTAATTGTGAATGATTGTCTGCCACTTACAAATGACCTAAATGCATTATTAGATATAGTAGCTATCTCTAATGTCTCACCACTTATTGTTATACTAGAATTGGTAGCACAAGCAAATGGATAGACATTGCCACTGCCATCCATAGCCGCTATAACTAACCCTTCTGCTTTTAATGTATCTGCCATTATTTGTATATATATTTTTCAATATAACTATCGTAGTTTAAAGTATTTGGTACAGTATAACTACTTACGTTAAATGTACCACTTGTAAATTGAATAGAAGTAATATCCTTACCAACCTCCGTTGCATCAAAGCTAACCTCAAATTGGTCGTTAGGGTTTATTGTATAAGTTCCAGTAGGCGATAGGTTAACTGTGAATGGAAAAGGAGCAGCACCGCTAATTGTAAATGCTTGCGTCTTAATTGTTGTACCATTCTGCTTAACATAGAACTCTACTGCAACTGGTGTTGCTCCAATATATGAAACAAAATTTCCACTTAGACTAATAGTAATAGTTTCTGTTATTGGCTCTGCACCTTGATAAATAATAATGTTATTTGCCGCAACTACAAAGTCAACATTTGTTGAAGCATTATAAGGAACAGTTGTAATATTATTATAAGTGCCTGTTGTAGTATTAAGTGTTAATGATCTGCTTGGACCTGCTGCACCATCTCTTGACTCATCCCAAACCTCTTCCATAGTACAACTCCAAGTTGCATTATAAAAGTCAATCTCTTTTAGATTAGATATGTAATAAATCTTATTCGGCAAGTCATCAACAAGTTTAATTGTGTTAATCAAACCTATTGGTCTTGTAGTTGCGCCATCAGCCCACGTTAAGCCATAAAAACTTGCATCAATCTTATCTCTATCATATCTATTGTGTGACCAATATGATATTGCATTTTGTTTTCTAAATGATTGCCTCTCTCCACTATATCTAAACCTATACCACTCAAAATTAGTAGGAGTAGTACCATCATCTTCAAATATTAATCCTTTGTAAGACTCTGATATAAAATCACTTATATATAAATCGTAATTATTATTAAATTTAATATCATTTGTTTTAACAAATTTAGACTCAACCGCAGTTAAGCCAACTTGAAAGCCGTCTAATCTATTTAGTATTTCAAACTCTAAATTCTTAAAATATCTAAATTGACCTGCTATTTTTGGTGATGCTGGAGAGCATAAGAACAATGTTAAAACACCACTATCAGGCAATGGGTCAGCTTCTATTTCAAATGTGTTCCATTCTGTTGATAATACATTGTCTGCTTTGTCGTAAGTCATAATAGCAGCAGTCATTGTATTAACCCAAGCACCTGTGTTTGTAAGATAATAGGTTAATGATGTTCCAATTAATCTTACAAAATATGTATCTTGTAAAGTAAACCCTGATGCAGTAGTAAAACTTTGTGCATATTTCGTATCTGCAACTATTCTAATTTTCTCACCAAAGTTTACATCAATATCATCAGCTTTTAAGAAATAGTTTTGTGGACCTACTAATGTAGTGTCTTGTGGAACAATAATATAATTATCTATAATTGGACCTACATTTGAGCTATAAACCTCATTTCTAACCGCACTTGTTGTTGTAACCAATGTTGGAAGCAATGGGCTACCAGAGTACAATCCCCAATTATTTATTTGATATTGCTTAAATGTAGGATAAGTAGCAAGTAATGGACCTCTTGCAAATGAACTATTTTTTATTACTTCCTCTAATCTTTCAAAATCAAATGTTACAATAGTTTCTTTCGGCTTACGATTTATAAATCTAAGCATTTGTGGAGCAATAGGTTTTACTTCACTATTTGCACCAACTTCTATGTCAAACCTTTTGTTTAATGATGTTACAACACTACTAACTGTTTGATAGCCTCTAATATTACTACTTGTATATAAATCCTCAATACGATTAATAACCCACTTGTTTTCGTATTGAAATATTGTTTGATTAAATGATCTATTTATCTTTTCAAGCACACTATAACAATCTTGATATTCTCTTGGAGAAACCTCAAAAGTTCTTGGGTCTAGTCTTGATTCACTTAAAGATGTAGCTGGTAATGTTGTACTCATACTTGTATGGTACAAATTATTAAAAACACTATAATCCGTTAAAGGCTTAGATGTTTTTTGTAGGCAATATTCTATTAATTGCAATGGACTAACCATTGCTGTAATCTCATCACCATTATTAGTTAATTCCTTATCTTTTAAAGAGCCTATTGCCTCAGTTGCAGTTATTGTAAGTACGTGATTTTGGTCCTCGTAGCTTTCTTGAAAATCATCTTGTAATACAAAACCACTCCAATAAATACTTCCGTTAAATGTAAATCTTACTTCAATGTCTGTATCTTGGTCAGCCAAAAAATCATCTATACTGACAGATGTAGAGTTGGTTACAATATTTATTTCTGCAAGTAATGGTCTGATTGGCTTAAATAAATCATCATCTGTATTAAATTCTCTTAATACAAATGGTCTTGAGGCTCCATCTAAATTATAGACAACACCAGCAGTATAACCCTCATAACGAAAGTCAACTTGGCAAAGGTATCCATCCTTGCTATAAAACTCTATTCTATATTTTAATGCTTTAGCCAACTCTGTTAATTGTTGTATTAGTTCTATTTATAGATGCCACTAAATCACTTCCTCTTAATTGTAGATTCACTGAACCAGCCATTTGTAATGGACTTGGACCTATGCCACTAAAGTTAGCAGTACCAAATAATCCACCAATTTTACCAAGACCGCTAAGTGTTGCAGAAATACTTTTTGCAGCACCTAATTTTGATAATCCAGCAGTTGCTCCTCCAGACAATAATGATGCAATTAAATTAGCAATACCACTTGCAATAGCTTGTGCTAAAATTCTTTTAAATGCGTCTTTTGCTAATTCTACAAACCCATCAAATGAAACCTTACCATTTGTCAATAATTCATCAAAGAAATCTCTAAATGGTCTTGTTAAATTTGACTCTATTGATTTCTTTAAACTTTCAAAGTTTTTTATTTGATCTTGTATTAATTTAAATTCATTAGCACCTTTATTTATAGCATCTTGAAATCTTTGTGTTATACCAGCATCTTGTGCAACAGTTGCACTAATTCTTGCTAGTGCTTCTGTAATAGCTTTTTCAATATCATCATAACTTGTTTTAACACCAGTTGTTAATTCTTTATTAATAAGAGCATCTCTTATTTGATTCTTAAATTGTTCTAATTTTGGTGCAGTATCTTTATTAATTTTTTCCCAAGCATCAGATATAATCTTAAAGTCTTTTTCGGGAAATAACACATCAATTAAAGGATCAATATTTATAGCTGGTAAATCACTAATAGATTTACTAAATGATTCTACATAAGCCTTTGCATCTACTTTTTTAATTGGTTTTAAAGTAGGATCAAAATCTAAAAAGTCTTGGTTTCTTAATGAATTTATGCTACCAAGTAATTCAAACTGCTTTTTTCTTTCATCATTTAGCTTTTTAGCAGCCTTTGCAGCTTCCTCTTCAGCTTTTCTTTGTTCTTCTAATTTATTTGTTAAATCATCAGCATTGCTTGATATTTTAGATATTGCACCTATAACTGGCTCTAATGACTTATACCATTTATCTGTATCAGCAGTTATCCTAGATATTTCATCTCTTTCTTTTTGTACTTTCTCTGCTGCTGCATCTAATAATTTATTTCTAGCAGCAAGATTATTTGTTTGTAATTGTGTTAATCTTTCACCTTTATCTTTTTTTTCTTGAGCAATTTGTAAATCTGATATTAGCTTTTTTTCAGCCTCTCTTGCAGCTAAATATTTACCATTTGTTTCAAATCTTCTTTGCTCTAAATCATCTAAGGCTTTAGATATTGCAGCTGACTTTGTTTGTAATTTTATAAACTCTAACTGAGCTTTAGCATTTTCGCCAATTAATTTTATACTTTTTGAAGTAGCTAAATTTTGCTCATCAATACCAGCTACTACATCAGGATTTACTTTCTTTAATTCTCTATAAGCAGCAAGTCTATCTTGTTGAGATGTATTTTCATCTTGTATTGTTTTTACAAGAATATTTATTTTTGCAATTTGCGCTCCAGTATTACCAGCTGCATTAGCTAATGCTTTATTAAATTCATTTTGTGATTTAACAGCAACCGAATTGGCACCAAATAATACTTTTACTGCATTTGTTAACGAACCATATTCTTTTATTGCGTATGTAACCGCAGCAGTTACGGCACTAAATGCTAAGAATAAACCAGCGGGTCCAATCAATGATTGACCTAATTGTTTTAATGCTGCTCCATTGCTACCAGCTTCAGCTCTTAATAAACCAAATTGTTGAATTAATGCTGGAAGGTTATTTTGTATTGCTATAAATCCAAATGGGGCATCTTGAGCAATTAGAGATAAAGATGTTAATGTTGTTCTTGCTCTAATAGAAGAATTGGCAAGTTGATTTAAAGAATTTGATGTTGAAGCTGCTTGATTTGATAATGCAGCCATACCATTAGCAGCAACCGTAGAAGCATTGCCAGTTTGAGCAATGTTTTGTGAAACTGTTAGGGTATTTGTTTGTAATTCCCTTAATCTATTCCTTAATGCGTTGACACCAGTTGTTACTTGTGATGTATCAACTTTTATTGGTAATACTAAAGGATTTACGTTTTCTGCCATTTTGTTAATCTATTAAAGACTTCTCTATACTCTTCATCAGAAGGCTTGTTAACCTCATCACCTGGTAATTCCCACAATGCCTCTGGTGTCTTTGGTGCAGTCTTAGGGTCTCCCATTAGACGCACCATTGTAAACATCAATAGTCTTGTCTGCTTATAGTTATCCACCTTCTTCTCGTTATAGCCTTTAAGCATAAGAGAAAAATGTCGTGGACTCATATCAAAGAAATCACGAGGGAGAAGTTGCAACTCACCGAATGCGTAAGCCTCTATTTCCTCCCACGTGAACTCTTTTTTTTTGCTTTATCATCTACTTCTTCGGCTGCTGCAACATTGCTTTTAATCATATCGCTTTCGCCCCAAACTTTTATAATGCCTTTGAGTTCTTCTAAAAACTCATTTTTCATTATATTAGCTTCAACATAATCTACTAAGTTTTCAAATGTCATTTCAGGCAAAACACCTTTTACAAGGCAGTTATTATAATAGCCACTATATACTAAGTGTGCTACTCCAATCTCATTTAATTCGCCATTTTCGAAAGAGATGCCATCTTTAAACTTATCAGATAAGTATCTAAACGAAGCCATCCCAAATTTAAGTCCGACCTTTTGGTCGTTAATAGTAATAGTAGTATAGTTCATAAGTTAAATTAAGAAGCTGGGTCAACATCCAAAGCACCAGTAGATTGGATTGTTCCAGAAAAGTTTATAAATTCAGTAGTTGATTGGTTCCAAGTCAAGTCAGTAATGTATCCGCTAAATCTGTGATAGTAAGCAGCACCTTCACTTGAACCAGTTACGGTTGGGTTTTGAACTCTTACCATAACAATAGTCTTGTTCTTTACACAAGTCAATAAATCTTCATAAGAGATTTGTGATGCAGATGGAGAAACTTCGCAAATTGCATCGAAGTCTAAGCTCATAAGAGGCTCTGCAACACTTGTTAATACTCCGCAGTTAGTTTGCTCAGTAGTTGCATCCATAGTTGTATTAACTGAAGATGTTCTCAAGCAAACAAGGTTTTTGAAACCAGTTGTACCAACATTGGTAATATCGATTTCAATGTTTTGTAATGATCCTAATACTTGTCCCATTTTACTTTTTATTTTTGGTTAACTAAATTGTTTATTGTAATAATTTTTCTTGCTACATAATTATCGCCATCTTGCAATGGCAAATATCTTGAACTTGTTCTACTTATCGGGAATACTTCAAAATAAGTATCATCAAATCCAACAACTTGCGTGTCAGGTATTAATATGTTAAGTATTTGAGATGCGATATTATCTACCACTCCTAAGTCATTAACTCTATATTGCTCACTAAAAATATCAATCACTACCTCTACATTGTTACCAAATGAATGATTGGTATTATCACTTAATTCAGTTATGTTCCCAATTATTACATAGTTTTGCGGTGTAGTATCAAATGGAATTTGTCCATACACTGGCACATCTTTGCCATTGTAGGTCAAATTGCCATTTAAGGCATTGACATAAATCACTCTGACATTATTACTACAATCAAGCATTTTTGCCTAAAATATTTTTTATTCTTTCTCTTAACTTTATTATATTCTTTGTCACAGTTGGGTAAAAGTATGGTCTTGGATATGTTGTTCCTTTACCAGTCTTAAAATATTCTTTTGCCTTTTTTTGCCAAAATGATTCCTTACCTGGATAATTTTTAAAGTAAGGTCCAGTACCAAACTCCACATAAGCTGCATAAGGCGCATCCGCTCTTAATTGGTAATTTAATTTGCCAACTTGTTCCCATTTTATAGAACTTTTTAATCTGCCAGTCCTTCCAGAAGGAGCAGATGCTACTGCTTCTGCTTCCATAGTTTTCAAAGATTCTATTGATGCTTTTTCTACTTCAAGCATCCTTTTATTTATAATAGCTTCAATACTACTTTCAGTCTTTTTTATATCACTCTGCTTAATATCTAATTTAAGCATTATATTACAACTTTTTTATATTGATGATAATTCAGACCATTCCAGAAAGGATATTGAGATATACTTTGCTTAGGATCTGCGTTCATCTTCTTACCTCGGTTCTCGTACATCCAAGCCACAAGGGTTAGGATGTCGTTCTCCAAATCTGCTGGGATGCTACCATAGCCAGCTTGGTAAGTAATCTCATAAGTGCCAGCCATATAGAACCACAACTTATTACCAATCTTCTCATAGTCCTCGTTCACATCCAAAGTATCCCATAGGTTTATGCCACTCTTATATCTAACCAAGTCAACACAACCAAGTGGTCCGTAAGGCAAATCCACCATCCAAACTGCTGGCACTTCACCAGTTAGTTCTACATAACTTTTAATTGTCTTGTTGACAAGTGATAAGCCAGTTAGTTTCTCCAAATGTTTTCTTGAGCTTGTGATAAGCTCATCAATCAAAGTATCGTCAGTATTATAGGTAATTCTCATCCAATCTTTGGCTTGTGTGCGGCTCACTGGCTCTACACTTGCGTCAGCGGTGACTATGATACTATCTATATAAATCGCCATACTTATCCGTTGTATTTATTAACTTCTTCTCTGAGCCACTGCTCAAACTCATCAAGTGCTTTTCTTGGGTCGTGTTCTCTTGCTCTTCCTTTTGCTTTTTTAGATGCTGCTGCGTAGGCTTTGGCATCGTCAAGTTTCGTAATTTCTTTAACCCAGCTTTCAATATCATCTCTATCCTTTATAAATATTCCAGCCTTCCCACAATTTTCTTTCAATCCTTCTGCCTCACTGCTTATAACTGGTATTCCGCTACACATTGCCTCTGTTGCAGTTATGCCCCAGCTTTCATATTTACTTGGCATAAGCAGTATTCTAGTCTTATTGTAAACGGAAAGTATATCAGTGGTTTTTTCAATATAAGTTATATTAGGCAAGTCTTTAATTATTTGTTCGTCATAAGACCCCTTAACTCCTAAGAACTTCTTGTAAGGCATAGCCTTCGCAATCTGATAAAAAATCTCACCACCCTTGTTCTCATTAAGATTGATAAGTGTAATGTATTCATTATCAGAAGTATCTATCTGTAAATCAAAATCACGATAATCAGTAGGTGGTGTGAGTATAAAGTTACTCCATTTGTAACCCAATTTGTCTTTTGCCCATAAAGAGTTATACACTATATGTTGAGAACTATTAGCATTCTCAATTTCAGGATATTTATGGGTATTATGGATAAGATGAAAGACTGGTTTTTTGTATAAACCAGCAGCACCTATTGTCCATCTTGTGTAGTCTAAATGTGTGAAAACACATTGACTCCATCTAAATAAGTTTTCAATAACATTAGCATTAGGAGGAAATACATCTACACCATCATAACTATAAGTATTTGTTATTTTATAATGATTAGCTTGATGAAGTAATACCCTTACATTATGTCCTTTGCTCTGCAAATGCTTAGCTATTCTATGAGCCATACTCTCTGCACCACAAAGATGCTGAGGAGGATATAAGTGTATGCTAAAAAGTATATTCATATTAGTTTATTTGCACTATTGTCAAAAATCTCTCTATAATCCGCATAGTGTTCCCACAATGTACTTTGATGTGGTTTCTGCCAAGCAATCATAGGGGCTATAATATAGCTATTCCCTCTTGGGTGAACATTCTCCTTCAACCAATCATCAAACATCACTGACGAGTCTGTATAAGCCTCACAGATGGTTTTTGGATTATTAAATATCACTGCGTGTGTAGTCCAACAACCAAAAGTCCTATATAAATTATCACTATATTTCTCAATAGGTGCTACAAGGTTTGCACCTAAATAGCAAATCTCCCAATCAGGAGGCAACTGCCTTAAAGCAGCAATAAAATGCTCATTCTCTCTTATCTCAACATCATCCTCAAAAAAGTACAAAACATCATCAATCTCCTTGCAAATATTACTAATAGAGATATTATATGATGTCTTTGGGTTGGAATGCTTTTCGGCATACACAACCTTTGGCTCTATACCTAATTTATTTATCTCACTAATTGCACTATCAAGTGTTGGTGAGCCTTCGGTAGTAAGTAGTCTAACTTTCATAAGTAAAAATAAGGGGAGAGAAACTCC